CGGTGCTGTCTATGTAGCTGAGCTCCGCGCAGTTGATGACGACGTCCGCCCTGTGCTGATCGATCAAGGCGGCGAGTTTTTCCTTGAGTTCCGGTGCCGCGTAGCTGTCTATGTCCCCGCTGAGGTCCGCCACCAGCTTGTTCTCGTCGGCATCATATCTCGCCACCAACATGTATATCGCCCCTTTATGCCTGTTAAGCTCAAAATCCCATTTTGTCCCCAAAAAGCACGAACTTATACTACCATTATTATATATATTCTTTTTGCAACTTGCTATATATTTACAAAAATTTTTCTGTTTTTTGGGAGAAATTCAGCGTATTACTTGATTATTCGGCCTGTTTTGTTTTCAGCTTGTTAATATCATCGTAATTTTATGCATATTCCATCACTTCTTACATATTTTTTTCGCATTCGTTGTTAAAATTTATCATTATATACCTGCCGCACCCAGCGCCGACCGGTACGCGGCCAGTGTCTTTTCGTCGAAGCACACAAAAATGACCTCGGTCAGTTCCGCGTTATCCCCCAGCGCCTCCAGCACGGTTCCCACGGCTGTCGGCGCGGCCAGTGCCACGGGATAGCCGTACACCCCGGTGCTTACCGACGGAAACGCGATGGATCGGACCCCAAGGTCCTTCGCGAGCCGCATGCAGTTGCGGTAACACGAGGCCAGGAGGGCTTCTTCACCCTTCGCGCCGCCCGCCCAGACCGGCCCCACCGTGTGTATGACGTACCGGGCCTTCAACCTGTGCCCTCCGGTCGCCTTGGCCTCCCCCGGCCCGGCCGCGCGGTGTATCGCGCCGTCAACGCCGCCTCCGCCCAGCAGCGTGCGGTTGGCCGCGTTGACTATCGCGTCCACGTCATACTGCGTGATGTCGCCCCGCTCGGCGCGCACATCGCATCCGTTCATCTTCATGTGTTTCGGCTCCTTTCGTCCGTCGGCATGCGGCTCCGGATATTTTATGCTATCAAAATGCCGTCTTTCCATATCAGATTACCGCCCAAGGGAGGGTTTTGCAAGCAGGACGCGGCATAGCATAGCGGATGTAGACAGAACTTGTTTTCTATGACAACGAACCAGCGCTAAAGCGCACCGCCGTTCTTAGTTGATGTTTATGGATATAATAAAACTGTTTTTTTAGCAGGCAGGATTCAATTCCGGTCATGTGCAGGACGTGCTTGCACCCGGCAAAGCAAAGCTTTGTGCGGAAAAGGAGCAGAGAAAGCGGTGTGAAGAATCCCCCGGCCGCTTTGCGGCCGGGGGATTCTGAGCGGAGCACAGTTTGCTCCAACGTGGCAGAGAGGGTGGGATTCGAACCCACGGACGGGTATCAGCCGTCACACGCCGTCACACGATTTCGAGTTGCGCGAATGGACATTTTACATTATTTTTCTTAATTTGTTGATGTTTGCGGAGTCCCTATTTATGCGGATTTTGTAACCATATGTATTTTCACGCCCCACCCCTCGATTATTTTTCCATGTGGCAAAAATGTGGCAAGCTGTCAGCAGGTCAAAAACAGGTAAAAATGCTATAATTGAAATGCGCCTTAAGAATTCCCATCCTCCTCTTTTTGGCGCATGGTTACCGGGGTTTCAAGCTTGGGGGTTTGGACCCCGGTTTCCTATATATGTATAGGTGTACCAAAAACGAAAAAAGCAGGGACCCGAAGGCCCCCGCTTTTCATACCACTACTCTGCCGACGGCGTCTGCTTGTCACCGCCGCTCTTATTCACGATCTGTTTCCAGAACTGGTTACCATACACGGCTAGCCCGGCTGCGATGACGCCCCGCAAGGCTGCGCTGACCGTCCAGCCGAGGATGGCCATGGCGCCGAGGGCACCCACCAGCGTCAGTGCCGCAGGGATAGTCCAGTTGGGAATCCCCGGTATTTGCTTGACAATAAAGCCGATGACGATGAGCGCTACAGTCAGCGGCAAAAGTTGTTCGGTGATAAGAGACAAAATGTCGAATTCCATGCTTTCATACCTCCGCTTTTATTTTATGATCAGCGCCATGGCCGCTGCCACAAGCGCGCTCAGGCACCCGGTAACGATGATCTCCCACCGCTTCCCGGGCTTGCTCAAAAGTTCTTCCAGCTTCTCATCTTGTTTAGCGTTTCTTTCGGCAAGCTGCTTGGCCAACCCGGATATCTCCACCGTGAGCCGCTGCAGCTCGCTGATCTCCCTGCTGTGTTCGTTCAATCGCCTTTCATCGCGCTCGAACTTCTCGTCCACGTTTTTGTGCCGCTCCTGACACACCCTCTCCGCTACTGCTCCGTCCATTTGTTTACCCCCTGCTGCTGTTCGTTACTGCAGAAGCAAATCCGATTTTTTTACTGCAGCGGTGACCACGCCATTCAGTCCGATCACCACACGGGTCCCCTTGACTTCCATCACAGTGTAAGTGGTCTTATATACGATGCTCGCTAGCTTGCTGCCATCATAGGTTTTGGCGCCAGCTTTGACCTTTACCTTGCTGCCCACTTTGATGGTCTTTGCCGGGGCGGACGTAGGATAAACCTTCTTCCCCGCGCTGTCGTATACGCTATAGCCCTTGTGGCTGTCGGTGGCGGCCTTGGCCTTGTCGAGGTCCTTAAACGCACCGATCTGTGACGCCTTGTCCGTCCAGGTCTTTCGGACGCGGTAGATCTGCGTATTGGCCGTGTCCCGTTCGTTCAATAGCTCCTTGGCTTCGGCCAAGGGGAAGTATTTGCCCGGGCAGGCTGTCTCAGCTTTGTCTTTATGACCAATGATTACTTTGATGGTCGGATATGCCTTCAGACAGTCACGGATCACACGGAACAATGTGGTCTTCTGTGCGGCAGGCATGGTCTGTTCTTCAAAGTTGCCCTGGCACGCGATACCGATGGAGCGCCGGTTCAGTCCCGCAGTCGTTCCGCCGTTCAGGACGTGCCCGCCCTCGTATTCCAGCCCGCGCCCCCATACCGCGCGGCCATTGAGCAGCACCACAATGTTGTAATCGATGCCCGCGTGTCCCCGGCCTATGTGGTAAGCGTGCACAGCCTGCGGCGTCGCATCGGACGCGAAGTGATGCAGGACGATGGTGTCGGTTAACGGGCGCTTGACATAGGCCCGCGCAGGTTTAAGCTTCAGGTCCTCAATGTACTCAAACATTTTCTTCTCCTTTCTCCCGAATATGGGTAATAAAAATACCGCTCGACAGCGGTTATTTCTTTGTTTCTACCCACTGACCGTTTTTCATGACCCAACACTCGTACTTCGTTTCGCCAATGATGATATCCGTTTTGACTTCCACACCACCCTGCAGGATAACCAGGCCGGAGCCGTCCTCACGCCGCACCTGCGCTGACGTTCTCCAGTCGGATACCTGGTCGAATGTATCGACCGCACGGACCTGGTACTGGACTTTGCCTTCATCTTCGACCGGAGGCTCCTCTGTAAATGTCCGCGCTGTCTGCGTGGCCACCGTTTCCCAAGCGCCCCACGTCGTACCATCGGCGCTTATTCGGCGCTGCAGCTCGTAGTGCTTGAGGTTGTTGTCCGGGTCCGTAACAGCCGCCCAGGAGACCGTCACGGCCTTCTCGAACGGTGAGGGCGTCACGGAAATTGATTCCGGTACCGGTGGTGCGCTGTTAACGGTTACCAGCGCCGAGGCCGGGCTCCAACTGCCGCGTATACCCCTGACATCATAGCCTCGAACAAAAAATTTCCATTTTCCGCCGCGGGTCCAGCCAGTGGTGTACACGTCCACATAATCTATGAACGCCCCTGCCCTGCTGCCCACGATTTTTATATTCCCTGACGCATCGGTGTGCCACTGGCCGGCGCTGTTCTGCATGGCCGCTTCGTAACCGGAGAGGTTCCCGTCCGGGTCGCCTGCGTTCGTGAACGACAGCCGTATCGTAGTGCCCGGCTCAATCAGCGTCGCGTTCGGAGTCGGTGCTGATGCGAGCGTATTCGGAACCCGATTTCGCGTAACGTTCCTAGTCCCGGAGCGCGTACCGCTGCCATAGCTGTTATACGGAACAATCGACCAGCCTATGGTTTCCCCGCGAGCCGCAACCGCTGACAGATCCGTCGTTGTAGATGTCCCCGAAACGGCCTTCAAACGATACCACGATCCGCTTTTGTAATACTCAACATAGTAAGCCGTTGCGTATTGCGTGGCCGCCCACTCGATCGTTATTGTAGTCTCAGGTGCACTCGATGGGCTGACCGTTGGCGTAGAACCTTGCCCTGGCTTCAGCATACTGCTGGGTATCGTCACCGTCCGCGTTCCCGTCGCAAAAGTCACGCTGGGGTTACTGTGGCTTGTTTCAGTCGCATCGACATCGATTTTTGCGTTCACAGTGCTCGATGTCGCGGCGTTAAAATCAAACGTGTAATCAAAGCCATGGTTCGAGCTGGGGCCCCAGTACGTGCCAAGAGCCTTTACCACGCGGGTCTCAACCGTACCGTTTACGGTGATCTTCATTGTACGCTCTTCTGCCGATCCGGCAGACGTCGCACTACCAAGATGGATATTGCCATAGACGCGGATGCGGGAGCGTGAAAGCACCTCATAGTCGACATCCATATATGTCGACCCGCTCGGCGACGTCTCGGCGTTATAGCGTCCAGCCAGGTCTGCCACTTACCCCACCCCCTTATGAAGATGTCTTGGGCTTCAACAGCAGCGAGTTCTCAGGCGCCCCCGGCGGGAACGCATCGGAGATATAGATTGCCGGTATGGTTGTGCCTGCTGTCCCTACACGCAGTTTCAGCACCCGCGCGGTACCATCTGACTGCGTGGCCACCACATGCGCGTCAGCCTCTGCGTTGGATTTCGCATGCAGGCCATCGACCATATCAGCATTTATGCCGCTTCCGGGGCCGTGGACGGTCAGGAGTTTGGCCAGCACGTCCGCGGCCGTATATGACGAAGCTGGCAGATACACACCGGACGCCAGTTCGACGGTCAATGTCAGCTCGGTTGACAGCACTATCGTGATGCTGATGGCGCGTTCAATAACCTGGCTGCCCTGCGCGGGGATCTCGTCCGCAGTCGTGCCGGCGTTCGCGTATGCATAGAGAATTTCCCCGTCCTGAGGATCCTGCGCAAACAGGCCGACTTCTCTATAGTAAAATGGCGACACAGCGCCCTGGTTGTTAAACGCTCCGGAGACCGTAACGTTCGAGCCTTCTCGCACAATCGCGTTTATGGGCACCCATTGCAGACGATGAATCAACGCGTTCAGCGTTACTGGATCCGTCGATCCAAGACTTCCGTCGCCGATGGCCAACCGCGTGAACTGCAGCGGTGTGCCGGCCTGGACCTTGCCCAGCAGGGTCAGCCCTTTATTCGTTATGGTCAGCTGCCCGAAATCAGCCAAATCAATCCTCTCCTCTCAACTTGTCGGCTGCTGCTTCGTGGTACGCACCGCCTACGTGCAGGGTTCCTGTCACAGGCTCCTCTGCGACTATGGAATCCAGATGCGCCGAAGCGCGCTTTACCCATCGCAGGATGCGTGAGAAGGCTTCGAGCTGGTCTTCTGTGATGCTCTGCGCCTGGATTTTTATCCGGAAGTGCCCCGGATCCCCGCCGTATTCCCACCATTCTTCGACCGTCGCGACGCCGAAGTAGTCCTGAGCGACCTGTTTGACTGCAGCAGGCGTTCCAAGTTCCTTGAAAACTTTGTTGACGCTTTTGATAATGGCACGCTTCTGTGTCAGAGCGGCGCCGCGGTCGTACCAGCCCAAACCCAATGCGGCAGCCATCTCGTCGAGGATCTCTTCAGGCTGCTCATCCATCCGCGCCCAGACAGGGAGCGTAAAGCTCGGATTCCGGATGCGCTGCAGGAGCATATCGCAGACCGCGGCCATTCCTTGCATGGTTTTGTCGTTCCGAAAACGCTGCGGAAGCATGTCAATGGTCAGAACTTCAGATAACTGCATCACAGCCCCCCCTAAATCAGCCCTTCAAAACTGACTGCAGGAGTACCGGACAACACCGCAAGGTCCCCCGGCTCCAGCTCTGTGAACGCCGGCGTGGTCACCACTACCCGCGCGGCGCCGGCGCTGATCATTTTCTGGACCAGGACATCAGGATTGATATGCCTTCCCAACGCCCCTCCCTGCCAAGTGATATACTCCTCGACCGCGACCGCTACCGCCGCCTGGATCTCCGTTGCCTGGGCGTAATTTTCGGAGTTGATGTAATAGGCAACATCAATGGCATAAGGCGTTTCTGTGGGCGCCTGCACCGTGACCTGGTCCGTAAGCGGACGTACTTCGTGCGACGTGAGCACCGCCGCCACGCGGGCGAGGACCAGCGGGCTGGGCGCCTCGCCGCCGTCCATCAACAGCGTGACCACCACTTGCCCAGCGACCGGGCTGGTAACAGCGACGTCCATTATGGTGCTGTCGGCCATGCGCGCCCAGAACATATACCCGAGTTCCGAGCCGGCGGTGCTGTATCCCGTGAGCGCCAGCTGCATCCGGAGGCGGAAAGATTCGTCATCTTCGATTTCGGCGCCGCCCTGGGAGACATCAAGGTTGGTCACCGCGTCCACGAAAGGCACCAGGTCGACTTGATGGATGATCGTGCCCGCAGCAAAATCGTTATGCACGCTGCCCGTTTCCGTGGCCTGTGCAGTCACAGTGCCTGTGGTTTGGCCGGCCGGAATTACAAGGTCCTCAGTCGTCGCAAAAAAGTGGATGCCGTCCGGAGTTGAGCGCGTGCCCGCCGGTATGGTCACATCGGATCCCTGCGCCGCGCTGAGCCTATATTGCAAAGTCGCTACAGCATACTGAGCAGGCAGGCGCTCCATCATCCATGACGCGCCTATGTTGTCCAGATACTCCCCTGTGGCGTACTGTGGGAAGTTCTGGTTGAAAAGCATGTTGTAGTGCCCGAGCGCTACCGCCGCCAAGCCAGCCAGCGTGTTGATCAGGATACGGCGTTCATCCCCGGCGTACAGCGTCTCACCGGTGACGTTCTCAAACTCCTGTACCGCGTCCTCCTGCAGCTGCTCGACATCTATGCCCAGAAAATCACGCAATGCCTATCACCACCTTGATTTCCGTATCACCCTCTGCGTTCAGGACGTCAAACTGGATATCGGTTACCTCCGCCCGCGGTTCGCGCTCCGAGATCAGTTCGATGATCCCCGCGGCCAACTCCGAGCGCACCAGCTCCACCGGCCGGTCGATCAGCCCGGGGTCGATGCCAAGCGTGCGATCGCCCATGACCTCGCCCCAGAGAATCCCAAGCAGATTCGCGCAGTTCTGGCGAATACGGTCTTGCTCAGTCGCTGCGCCAAAAGAAAAATCGTCCGCAGACGATACTGTAAATTCCATGTTTTTGCCCTCCTAAAAACTCTTGCTTGAGCCTGAACCTTCGAATTTTCCACTCACGTCCCAGTTGTATACATATTTCCGGAGAGCCTTCAGGGCTGTGAGATCGGGCATTAACCAGTATGGGACTACCGAGCCGGAAAGCACCCGGTCTATTCGTTCGAGCGCATATGCCCGCGCCTTGCTTTGCACATCAATCGCGCCTACGACGTTAGCAATGTTTCGAAGAGCAGTCGCATATGACGCATACCCTTTCGGTGAGCCTGCCATAGGCTTGTTGGCTATTTGGGCTTGCCTTCTTAGTTCCGCTGCGACAGCCTTCTGCTTCGTTCTGTCGACTTTCTTGGTCGTTGCTTTGGAACTGCCCAGCGCGGTTTTGCCCGATGAACTTATAGTCAATCGCGAACCAGACCCACCGCCACCGCCACCGCTGCCACCGCTGCTGCCACCGCTCGCACTTCCAGATACATTTTTTGTTGGAGGCTTAAGTTTATATATTTCCGCAAACGACAGATCCAGCTTCGCGCTGACTATTGCGCCGCCCGGACCTATGCGTACGTCGCTGACCT